AACAGAGAAAGTGTAAAAAGTCAATGGGTGGATTCAATAAAACAATCACTAAGATGTTTTCTGACATTGGTATTGATGCTAAGTTTTGTCCTAGCATACTACAAAGACCAATTGAAAGCAACCAGTGGAAAATGGAACTTCCTAAGATAGAAGAAAGTTCTTGGAAACAAAAAAACTTCAGACTGGTGTTGCATGCACAGGATTTTGTACACTGGCATAAAAACGAATTATGCATTGAACTATTTGAAATTGAGAAGCATTATACAGAAGAGCAACAGACCAAAATCATATTCATACATTGGGATCACGACTTACGCAATCGCTATACTGGTTACATACAGTGTGTAGAATTTCCATCACACAGTTGGGAACTAGTTGAAAGTCTCAAAGCACAACACAGTAAATGGAAATCAGTGTATACAAAAAGCAAAAAGAAATATAACTTTTTGTGTCTAAATGGATATCCAAGGAGGCACCGGAATCAAGTTTGGCATTTACTAAAGAATGAAAAGAACGGATTTGTTACACATAGAACACACAACGATTATACCAAAGCACCATATGCCAAGTATGACTTTGATAATGTAGCAAACTTTATTAAACTTAAATCATTATACAAGTCAGCAAGTGCAAGTATTGTCACAGAAAGTATCTACAGTGATGGCCCGGGTATTATAACTGAAAAAACTTTACTAGCAATAGCTGCCAAGCATCCTTTTATGTGTATAGGACATCAACACATACATAAAGAGATTGCTGAACGTGGCTTTGAAAATTATGATGAAACATTTGATCTTGATTATGATGTAATAGAAAGCGACTTTAGATTAGATGCCGCTATACAAATGAACTTGAAAACTATTACCAGTAACGACTTTGATGTTAGTATTGCAAAAGAAAAAGCTGAACGTAATTATGATTTCTTAATGAACGACTATATGCAATCAATTGAAGATAGAGCAAGAAAACAGTTAAGAGAAATTATTCGCTAACCAACTTTCTAAATCTCCTGTGAGATTGGCCATCATTGCTTCTTGACTACCAAAGAAGCTCAAACGTTTCTGTCCGTAATAGTATGGAAATTGTAGTTTTCTATCAAGTCCAAGTATAATACGTTTGTTCTTACGTGCAAAGTTTGCAGGTAGCATAAAGTCCCAATATTCAAATTTTAGATCTTTGAGCACTTTAAATCCAGTGCTTGTAAGTCGCATACCGCCGCCATCTCGTGTGTTGTACCACCAAAAGTGCATTGCAGTTTTAATATCAATCTTATGTTCTGTTGAACCATCCCAATGCAGTGCAAGAAGTGTTGCAGTAAGTTTCTTCTTATCTCGCATCTGGGTATACTTGCTCACCCTTATGAAGCAATACTACACTAAACTTTTCTGTTTTAAACTGTATGTTTAGTTTCTTTGCTAAACTAATTGCATGCCCTGGGTTTGAAAAACTTACTTTCTTATACTTAGGTCCAGGATACTGTACAAGCATGTTTGATGTTTTTAAGTTGATTGGACTACCATCAAAATAAACTGCCCATATGCCAGTACTGGCAAGAACTTGTTCTGTTTTATAAGTTGCTTTGTCTGTAACTTCTACTAATATTGTTGGCTTTGGTCTACTCATGTTATTATCTCCACAGTTATTTATGATAAACTGCGTAGATAACTTGGTTAACGGCTTAGTTAACTACCAATTTCCACCGTCAACTTCAATTTCAGTAGGTGTTTCTTCTGTGGTTCTGTTTGCTAATGTTTCGATATCAAGCAACAGTTTGGTTATATCACCGTGTAAGTTCTTGGCATCTGCCATGTTCCAGATAAAATCATTGGCACCTGTTGCATCACATTGTGCAACTCTGTCAATAAACTTTCTAATGTAGAGTCCACTCATTTGTAGTAGAATCCATCTGCTTCTTTAACTGGACCAAAGTATCCATAACGATCCAACAATATAAGTTTTGGACAAAACACAACTTTTGATTTACGTCCAATTGTAAGCATATAGTATCCAGCAGCATACCATGACTTTGATTTCTTTTCTTTGGTATATACAGGAATCCTGGTGTGTATGTTGTATACTCCGTTGAACGGCTTGACATCTGTAGGAAATCCATTAACTTGATTCTCAGGATACTTTATTCTTTCTTCGCCATCTTTGAAATCAATGTTGGTAACATCACGTAAACTCTTAATAGTCTTAAAACGTGCATTGCCTTGTTGTGTGGTTACAAAATAACCACGATTGTCTTTTTCAACTGACCCAATCTTCTTGTTGTCTTTTTTGATTACCCAGAACTTACCATTAACTATTGGTTGTGCAATTGCTTCGCTCATTGTTTTAGTGCTCCTTGATATGTTTGATTAAGCCAACGTCCGTATTGTTCTGCATTGTCGCTGAGTCTAGTCAGCTCGTATTTACCGCAAAATTTAAGGAACTTTGAACCTACTTGTCCTACGTCTTTGTTAGTGAGTTGTGTTATAATTGCTAGATCAACTCTGTCTTTAATTTCATCTGGCATAGCAGTTAGATCAATTAGTTCTTTGTTTCTATTGTAATCATCTAACACTCTGTGCTCTGCACCATTGTGATCAGTCCAACGTTGTAGCATCATATTATTCCATGCATAGCCTTTGCTTCTGCGATCTTCAAATGCTTCAAGTAGACCAACTTTGTTCTTAGTGCCTTTCTTACGTACACCTGGATAAGCACTAAACACATTGTCGCTACTGTCGCCTCGCATGCACTTTTCAAACAACAACCATTCAGGATCACCTAACAGTTTAGGCTCCTTTGTTTTCTTGTCTATCACTTGCTTGCCTTTAGCATCGTATATGCCTTCTAATGTAATCAAGTTATCTGTAATACCATTGAACTGTGTAACCTTATCGGTAATCAACTGATAGAAGTCACTGTCACTACTGATAATAACATGTTCGTCGATAGGATGTAATGCAATCCAACGTGCTATAAGATCATCTGCTTCTGCATCAGGATCACGCAATACACTACAATTGGTCTTTTCACGTATGTATGTACTAAAGTCATCAAACGTTTCCCAGAATAGTTTCTCTTCTTCTTGTTCAGTTTCGTTCTGTGCGGCTCTTGCTTCACTACGGTTAGCCTTGTAAGGCTTGTAATGATCCTTGCGCCACGAACGTCCTTCTAAACAAAACACAACATGATCTGCATCAAACTTTTTTGCTACCTTATTGATAGCAGCCATGCTTATATGTAGTGCATAGCCAACTTTCTCCCATGGGTCAGTTGCACGGAATGCAACGTGTCTAGCACGAAAAAACATATTAGCAGTGTCAATCAATAGATACTTCATACGAATCCTTTTGTTAATAATACACTTATTATAACACTAGATCAGTTTATTGTCAACTATATATTTTGTTAGATATTGTGCCCATACTCGATGCCCGTCTACGCCATAGTGCCAGCTTATTGGACTAACAGTTTTGCAACGAGCGCCTACTACTGCGTTGAACGTATGTTCTGGACTATAAGGTTGTATATAACTAGAACCCCATTGTTTTTGATCTTTAACTTTGCTAAAGTCGTTATTGCCATTAAAGAATATATGCTTTGCACCTAATTCTTCTAGCTCTAGATGAAATTGCCAGATGTCTTCGTGTGCTTCTTTGGTTTTCTTTTTCCAATTTACTTTAGCAACATATTCTTTGTACTTCTGTTTATGACTATCAGGAACATCGTCTGTTCCGCTTGCATTAATTTGATAGTATTCATCGTTAACTAGCCATTCTTCACGTTCCCAAGTACTCCATTGTATTATATACAATGTACGGTTTATATCTTTGACTTGTTGCTCTATCCATTGTCTAGTTGTTCGTATAATTCTATCATTTGAACTAGCACTTTCTGCATGACATTTAAGACCGCAACTTAGTCGTTGACTTAACAACTTGCTCCACGAACGTTCTAGGTTATCTGGATGAGGAGCTCGGCCCATTGTAAAGTATCTCTGATCGTCTTGTGCAAACGCATGGTTATTTACACATTCTGCTGCCGCCGTATGAGAGTCGCCATTGGTGTATAATATCATATTAGTTTGTTTTCTTTTATGTGATCAATTAATACTGTTCCCCATTCTGTGTGTGCTTCTGTAGGGAAATGATACCAACGATCATACTCGTATTTACGATTCTTTAGATACCAAAAATAACTTTGTTCATTATTGTATGGACCTATATAACAATTATTCCATTCAACTTGATCCTGAGTCTTGACACCTTGGAAGTCGTACATACAGTTAAAAAATAAATGTGGAATACTTTGTTGCATTAACCAATTATGGAAGTCATGTATTTCTTGATGAACTAACCTGCTTTTCTTTACAAGTAAACTATAGTCTTGTTGTTTATCCCATTGATTATAACGTTCTTGTAATTTTTCTGGTAAGTGTTTGTACCATCCTACCATAACATTATAATGAATATTCTCATACAACCATTCTTCACGTTCCCATGTACCCCAACCAACCAGTACAAAACTATTGTCAGTGGAGTTGTTTGTAAAGTATTCTTTGGTTGTGCGAATTATGCGAGTTGCACTACTGGCGCCTTCTGAATCGTTGTGTATTTGTAAGTCAAAGTTTTCTGCCACATATTGAACAAACGATTTAACGTTGCCACCGCCTTTTATTGCGCCAAGACTGTGGCTATCACCATTTGCATAAAGCAACATTACTTTACCTCAGTGTATCCGTTACCTAGATCACGATTTTTTACATAACGAGTTTCAGGATCAGCCTCTGATTGTTCGTATGTTTCAAGTACAACATTACGACAAACATTCTGGAACCAACGATCAATGATGTCGTGTTCTGGTTCTCCAGGTTTCAACTGGTAACCTGCTCTAACAAGATTTGCAATAAACTTTTCATTCCAGTCTAGTTCAAATGCACCATTGTTTATATCATCAGCATCTACATCCATACCAAGTACTGCTACATAAGCCTCGCCTTTTGCAGTGGCAATTTCTTTTGGCGTTTTCTTTGCTTTTGCTTTTGATTTTTCTTGTGCTACAGGCTTTTCCTTAATGCCCATTGCTTTTTTAATTTTATCTAACATATCTTACCTTATTCTGAAAAGTATTTGTCCAGCATTTCGAGTCTATCATCTGCTTCTGCTAGTTTATTAAGTTCTGCAATAACTGCTTCAGTAACATCCGAATGCTCACCTATTCCTGCTGGCATAGTTTTATATACCTCAATGTTTGCTCGGTGCACTGCAATTTCACCTTCGGCTTGTTTCCTTGCCGCTAATATTATATGATCGCCTACTTTCATTTTTTACCTCCCAAGGGTTGTTTTAATTATATAGTCTGCTATAGGTTGTTGGGCACTTAAACTAGGATGTCCGTGACTTTCTCTTTCAAGATTATTTGAGTCTGCCCAATTGAGTAAGTGTGTATTTGGAGACCAGATCCATTTTGTAAAATCAATAAATCCTACTTTGCGTTCAATACGTGCCAGGTCATCTTTCCATCTCCATGGCATTCTATCATTTAACTTATTAAAATTTTGTTTTAGCAGTTTACTTGGTACCCTAAGACTATTTGTATCCCATGAATTAAACATCCAACACGTTATTTTACGAACTGTACATGCATCTTGTATTGTTAATATATAATCTAGTAGTCTTTCGTAACTTAACCAATCGTTGTGGTGGTGTTTGTACCAATGTTCGTGCAATTCAGTTGCAGTTATATGCGGGTCGTTATTAAAAGTTGCACTAAAAGGCAAACAATTAAGTGTGTCGCCATTGGCAGTTGGCAGTTCTTCTCTACCTATATTTGTCCAACCTATATACAATTCTGTACAGTTACCGCCGCTGTGTATATGATCTATTGTTGTACGCCATATTCTTGTATTTGATGCACCGCTTTGTGCTAGGTTAATATGATCTGGAGCAACCAATGCAGGCCAGTACAAACTTTTCCAATCTGTGCTTTCCATATCTAAATGGCTTTGTTCTACAAAACTACAACCGTTAAATACAATCACGACTTTAAGAACATCGGAATGGGATTCATCTTGTGTAGGTTACGACTCCTTATTTCATTGTACTTGTCAACTTTAGCAACTTCGTCTTCTTCTAATACATCGTATACATCTTGAGCTTCAACAAGTTTCATACATTCTTCTAGTTCTTTATAATCCATTCCGTTGAGTTGATCCTCGTCAACTCTACCATCGTCCCAAAGTCCGTCAGTTGGCTTGGCATCAATTATACCTTGGTTAATGCCTAGTTCACGTGCCATCTCCCAAACTTCGCTTTTGTATAAGTCAGCTATTGGAGATATGTCTACTCCGCCATCTCCATACTTTGTATAAAAGCCAACGCCAAAGTCTTCTACTTTGTTTCCTGTGCCAACAACTATGCCATCAAATGTTTGTGCTTTTTGATACAGTGTCATCATACGCAACCTTGCACGTGAATTTGCCAATGCCAGTTCATTCTTTGGAGATTTAAACATATCTTCAAAGGTTTCAAATACTCTTGTCAAGTCAATCATTTCCCAACTTATATTATAATAATGATTACTTAACCACAAGCAATGATCAATACCCAAGTCAGTTTGTTCTTGTTTTTGTCTTATAGGCATAACCAAACACAATGTAGGAATGCCTGTTAACGCACATAGAGTGCTAACTACTGCACTATCTACACCACCACTAACTCCAACAACCAGTTGGTTAAAGCCGTTATTATGTGTGTACTCTTTTATCCATTTATAAATTTCTACTTTTAGATCCATCTATAATCCTTTCACCGAATAAATCTAACTCCCATGATTTTTTTTCTTTTTTTTCATCGTGGTGGTTTTTTACATGTTCCATAATACGATAGACCGACATACGAGAAATGCCTGCAGTCCT